AGAGAATATAACGGTTCAACTTACAATGATGTAAAAGAATTCGTGATCAGTGATACTCCAGCACCAACTCAGCCACAGGCTTGGGGAAACAATAGCTGGAAATAATGCAATTAAGACCATATCAACAAAAGGCTCATGATGCCATATTCACAGAGTGGGAAGAGAAGGGAACTCAAAGAACCCTTCTCGTTCTTCCCACTGGCTGTGGAAAAACAATAGTGTTCGCAAAAGTGGCTGAGGACTGTGTTAAAAGAGGAGATAAGGTTCTTATTTTAGCACATAGAGGCGAACTACTAGAACAGGCATCTGACAAAATTAAGAAAGTGACAGGACTTGGCTGTGCAGTCGAAAAAGCTGAACAAACATGTATTGGCAAATGGTTTCGAATTGTTACTGGAAGTGTTCAAACACTACAGAGTGACAAAAGATTGTATAAGTTTTCGAAAGATTATTTTGACACAATAATCATCGATGAAGCCCATCACGTTTTAAGTAATGGGTATCAGAAAGTATTGGAGTATTTTAACAGTGCAAAAGTACTTGGGGTAACTGCCACTCCAGATAGAGGAGACATGAAGAACTTAGGCTCTTACTTTCAGACTTTGGCATATGAATATACTTTACCAGAAGCAATTAAAAGCGGTTATCTAGTGCCAATCAAAGCGTTGACTATACCACTGACTTTGGATTTATCAAGCGTTTCAATGAGTGCTGGAGATTTCAAGGCAAGTGATATTGGTAGCGCACTAGATCCGTATCTTGAAGGTATTGCCAGCGAAATGGAAAAGTACTGCAAGAATAGAAAAACAGTTGTATTCCTTCCACTGATTTCAACATCTCAAAAGTTTGTTGAAATTTTAAATAAACATGGTTTCAAAGCCACTGAAGTTAATGGCAATTCCAAAGACAGAAACGAGATTACAAAAGACTTTGCAGAAAATAAATACAATGTCCTTTGCAACTCGATGTTATTAACAGAAGGGTGGGATTGCCCTGATGTTGATTGCGTTATTGTACTAAGACCAACAAAAGTAAGAAGTCTCTATTCTCAGATGGTTGGAAGAGGTACAAGACTTTCACCTCAGACAGGCAAGAAAGACTTACTTTTGTTAGATTTTCTATGGCACAGCGAAAGACATGAATTATGTCATCCGGCATCACTTATCTGTAATAGTGATGAAGTCGCTAGAAAAATGACTAAGAATCTAGAAGACAGCGCAGGAGTGGAAATGGATATCCAAGAAGCTGAGGAAGAAGCCTTGAAAGATGTCCAAGAAGAAAGAGAAAAAGCACTTGCTGAGCAGCTAAAAGAAATGAGAAAACGCAAGAAGAAACTAGTTGATCCATTGCAGTATGCAATGAGCATACAGGCTGAAGACCTGCAGAATTACATTCCTTCTTTTGGATGGGAATGCGCTCCAGCAAATGAAAAGCAATTAAAGTATTTAGAAGCACATGGAATTGAGTCCAATGAAGTTCCTAATGCTGGATATGCTTCTATGCTGATTGACAGATTGAAGTTAAGAAGTAAAGAAGGACTAGCTACTCCAAAGCAAGTAAGATTCCTCGAAAGAAAAGGATTTAGAAATGTCGGCACTTGGAAGTTCAAAGATGCTAATTCTATGATTTCTAGAATTTCTGCAAATAGCTGGAGAATTCCAAAAGGAGTACAAGCTTCTACTTATAAGCCAGAAGGAGTTGAATAAGAATGAAACAATACAATCTATTAGAGCTGCTTGACTATATCAACCCTTCTGAACTTTCCTATCAGGAATGGACTAATGTTGGAATGGCTCTCAAGCATGAAGGCTATGAAGCAAGTGACTGGGATTCCTGGAGTGCTCAGGATTCAGAAAGATATAAAAGAGGAGAGTGCTTTACAAAATGGAATTCCTTCAATGAAACGGCAGGGGATATTGTCACAGGTGGAACAATCTTCGATTATGCTAAAAGAGGTGGTTTTGTTCCTCCAAAAAAGATAGATCCTAATGATGGTGTTCTTGATTGGGAAGATGAAATTGGCAATATCATAGACAAGGACTCTATAGATAGTATTGAGTTACATGAGCCTAGTGATTCGAATTGGAATCCAGCAAATGAGTTAATCAGATACTTAACTACTCTATTCGATACAGATGAATATGTTGGCTTCGTGGTTTCCTCGATAGAAAATGAAAAAGGAAAATTCATTCCTGGAAATCGTGGAAACTTTAGAATGACAGCAGGGCAGATTGTTGAAGGGCTTCACTCGTGCAATGGCGATATTGGTGCAGTGATTGGAGACTACAATCAAGCAGCAGGTGCATGGATTCGTTTTAATCCATTGAACGGTGAAGGTGTTAGAAACACTGATATAGCATCTTTTAAATATGCTTTAGTAGAATCTGACAGTTTAGATATAGGCAAGCAGTTGTCTATTATCCATCAATTAGAATTGCCTGTTGCTGCAGTTGTATACAGTGGCTCTAAGTCAATACACGCTATTGTCAAGGTTGATGCGTCAGACAATAAAGAATATAGAGAAAGAGTAAGCTACTTATATAAGATATGCGATAAGAACGGACTTGAAGTTGATAGCCAAAATAAGAATCCATCAAGACTTTCAAGAATGCCTGGATGTGTTCGTGGCGAACATAAGCAGTTCATCATTGAAACCAATACAGGAAAAGAGACATGGTCAGACTGGGTTGAATGGGTCGAGTCAATGAATGATGATTTACCCGACGAAGAAAATTTGGCTGATGTATTGTTTAATCTTCCTGATTATGCAGAAGAATTAATCGAGGGAATCTTAAGACAAGGTCATAAGATGCTATTGGTCGGTCCTTCAAAAAGTGGCAAGTCATTCTCATTAATTGAGTTATGTATCGCAATTGCAGAAGGTACTAAGTGGATGGGTAGACAGTGCAAACAGGGAGATGTGCTATATGTCAATTTCGAATTGGATAGAGCTTCCTGCCTTCACAGATTTAAAGATGTTTATCAAACATTAGGATTGACTCCCAATAATGCAAACAGAATTTTTATCTGGAACCTGAGAGGGAAGACTCCTGCACTAGATCAGTTAGTGCCAAAGCTAATCAGACGAGCAGAAAAGAAAAAGTATATCGCTGTAGTAGTTGACCCTATTTATAAAGTTATAACAGGTGATGAAAACAGTGCGAGTGAAATGGCTAAGTTCTGTAATCAGTTTGATAAGATAGCAGATGCGCTTGGTGCATCTGTCATCTATGCACATCACCACTCTAAAGGTGCACAAGGTGGCAAGAAATCAATGGACCGTGCAAGCGGCTCAGGAGTTTTTGCAAGAGACCCTGACGCGCTGCTAGATATGATTGAATTGGATATGAGTAAAGAAGTCAAGGAACACTTCATTAATGAAGCAAGAGTTGAAGCAATGCATGCTGTACTTGATAAGTATGTTCCTAAGTGGAAGACATACATCTATCAGACTAAGAAAACAGATGATCATGATTTTGAAGCAATGAATGACTACTGTGCTGAAATGCTTGGATTCGAGCAGATGAATGAATTGCAGTATCTAACAGAATTAAAAGTTAATGAAGCTAAACATATTACTGCCCTTCAGATATCTGGAACTCTTAGAGAATTCGCTACTTTTGACCCTATCAACTGCTTCTTTAAATATCCTGTTCACTTCTTGGATAATGGCAACTTGTTAAAAGGGTGCCGTCCTGAAGGTTCAAAGAAAAAATCTAAATTCGAAAAGATGAACGAGACAAATAAAAAGAAACAGGATGAAAATATTGAATTATTCTTAAATGCTTTCGAACAGTTAAATCATGATGGCCAAGTCACTGTAAAAGAACTTGCTGAAAGTGGTTTGATGTTGGGGAAGACGTATGATTCATTGAAACGTGGAATACCTAGATGGATTAAAAATGGAAATCTAGAAGGGTACGAATACGAAAAAGGCACAATCAAAAAGTGTTAAGGGCACATGTAAAGGGCACACTATATATATATATATATATGCCCCTTGCACAATTGCTAATTACGTACATACATACTTATAGGGAATTTGAGATTCCCCTATAAGTGTATGTCACGTATTATCAAAGTAATTGTGATTTTTGAAAGAATTGAGGTATAAACAATGCAGTTTTTTATAAAGATGATTCCTCCAACAATTACAGCACAGGAGCATAGAATCGGAAGATATGGAGTATATAAAAGTCCTGAGCAGAAACAGGCATACGTTAAGTTAAGAGATGCAATCGCACCTTACGCTCCTAGTACTCCGATTGATCACGCTTGCCAGTTGATTGTTAAATGGTGCTTTCCTTTAAATAATAGTCACAAAGTGGATGGTGAATATAAATACACAAAGCCTGATACTGATAATTTAAATAAGATGTTAAAAGACATTTTGGAAGAGTTAGGCTTCTACACTAATGATTCAAGGGTGGCTTCTGAAGTGATTGAAAAATTTTGGAGTGCAGTTCCAGGAATCTACATATCATTAGAAGAACTATGAAATACGTATATAAGAAAGTCGATTATTACTCTATGCAGCAGTTAATGGATTTAATCGAACAGTTAAGAAATGAATATCAAGTTATAGGATATGAAGCATATGCACAAAAGCAGTATGCAGTATTGACTTTATATCATAAGAAAGAGGAGAAAAACAAATGGAAAAATTATATCTGGTAAAGTTAGGAAAATTATATGTGACTAATACATCAAGTGATTCAGTCACTTTAAAAGAAAATGCAGAAAAGGCAAAAGTATTCGCCGATGAATTAGAAGCTGAAACTTTGGCTAATATTCTAGGTGCTCAGTTGATCACATTCGTTTTGGAGGGCTAGAGATGTTTAAAGAAATAGGAAGAGTAGTGGAATTATTAAAATACCCACAAAGCATAATTTTAGGATTGGATAAGGTAGCACATATTAATAGTGATGACCTAACTCTCACTATTACATCAGAAGAATGCGCTGAGTTAATCCAAGCCATCACAAAAGTAAAGAGATATGGCTTTCATGATGAATATGAAGAAAACTTACACGAGGAAGTGGCTGATGTGCTTATCTGTATTGCTGAGTTAGTATGCTTAGGCTACTTGGATATTGATAAAGTCAGAGACTATCAGAAATTGAAAATCAATAGAGAGCTAGAACGTGCAATCCAGAAAGAGGAAGAACTTAGAAAGGAGACAGAAAAGCATGGAACTTGTGAGTGATGAAAAACTAGAAGCAGTCGCTGACTTCTTGGCAGATGATGAAGTGTTCGGAATTGCTCCATGTTCACATTTTAATAATTCTCTAAAAAGAAATAGAGTTAACGTTCCTTGTGACGTTGGAGACTGTGAAGGAGACTGTCCATTCTATTCAAAAGAGAACTTCATTAAGTGGATTAAAAAACCAGACAGTAAGTATGATGTTAGTAATTTAAAGAGACCACAGCAAGAAGACTTTATCGGATATGATAACGTAAGCAACAGTCTTCTTGACAAAGATGGATATATCAAAGCGTTAGAAGAATATTGTGATAACTTAGGAGACGCTCTCGCTGACGCTGAATATGATTTTGAAGAAGCGGAATGTGAAAATAGAGAGTTGCAAGATGTACTAGAAAAGATTAGAGGTGTTCTTGATGGAAAATATTAAACAAATAAATATCTATCTAGTAGATGGATCTAGATACGTAGTTATTCCTTCAGATGATAATTTAGCCAAATATGTAAAAGGTAATTTTTATGGAGGATATAACATTGGCATCTCAAAAAATGAAGCGAAATCAATTATTCATGAGTGGGTTTTCGGGGGTAGAAGACAACTAAGCCCTCAGGTTGCTGATGTTGGTATTACAGCAAGTAATATTATTTCCATAGAGCTTTTAGAACATGAAGAATGAATTACAGATTAAAGGAGTAATCATTATGAGTTATAGCATTGGCATTTATGTGAAAGTTGAAGGCTGCGATAAATTCGCAGAAATCGCATATCCCGAATTTTCTTCTCCTGGTTATAAACTAGGCAGACTTTTTAGAAGTTGCATGGATTGGAACTTCAAAAGTGAAGAATATTATAGATGTGATTATGCAGTAGAGCGCTTAAACAAAGGAATTAAAGAATTAATGTATTGTCCTAAAGAGCATCTAAAATTGAATCCGACATTAAGCATGGGGTCGGTGGCTAGTTCACTTGATATATTAAGTTCAGTAAGAGAATGCATTTTAAAACAGGCTGAAAATATTCCACTAGAATGCATGTATATGAAATGGGAGTGATTAATATGTTAAACGCAGAAAAGTATAGGGAAGAAATATCAGAAAATTCAAATGTTGTTTCTGATTTTTCAATGAGTAAGGATAAGCATACAATCAAGAAATGTCTTGGTGTCTGTAAGGATTGTTTCTTTCACGAAGCAGGAGATCACTGCTTGGATATTAAAGTTAAATGGCTCTTATCAGAATACAAAGAGCTTATTAAGTTAACGAGATTGGAATATTCGCTGTTACGTCATGTTTACAAACTATATTATAAATATATTGCTAGAGATAAAAATGGCGATATTAGTTTATATTTAGACGAACCAGATAAAGATCTATTAACAGAAATTTGGCATGGTAAAGAATATGCATTTACGTTATTTAACAGCTTATTTAAGTTTGTTAAATGGGAAGATTTAGAGCCTACATCAATAAAAGATGTGCTCAGCAATTGCGAGGTGAGCGATGGTGAGAGTGAATGAAGATGGCTAATAGAAAAATAGTTAAGGGGGATGTCTTGTGAAATATATAATTGACAATATCAATAGAATGGCTGGAAAGTATACTCCTCACCAGGTCTTCGCTGACTGGGTTGAAATGTCAGCATTATCAATTGCGCAGAGTATCGAACCAGATGAAGAACGCGAAAAGGCGTTCTTCAACATCGCTATAAAGTACAGTAAAGATGATTTCTTAATACTCGGATGCATGTTAGGACGTCTTTCTTCTCTTCTAGAGAACAATCTAGATGATTATCTTGGGAAGATCTACATGGAATTAAGTTCAGGAAACAGTCATACAGGTCAGTTCTTCACTCCATTTCATATTTGTAAAATGATGGCAGGCGTTGCGTTAGCTGATTATGATGGAGGAACTGAATATCTTAATGAGCCCTCTTCTGGTGGCGGTGCAAACATACTTGCATACGCAAAAGTGATGAAAGAAAAAGGATATAACTATCAGCAGTTATTGGAGGTGAAAGCACAGGACTTGGATTATAAGTGTGTATACATGACATATGTGCAGCTTTCACTGGCTGGAGTAAATGCAGAAGTTGTTCAAGGTAACAGCCTTGAAGGGAAACATAATGTTGTGCTGCATACTCCAATGTACGTAATGAGAGGTGGTTTAAGTGTTAAAGGACGAAATAATCAATAGAGTAATATGCTCTATGAAGATGCTGAATGGAGAAGAACTCACAATCTTGCGAGGGGTGCTGCTTGTGGCACTTGATGGAGTTGAATTGGTCAGGAGCAAGAATGAAATATCTACAGATATATTGGATGACAATGAACTGATTCAGAGATTTCTTGTTCAAAAGAAAATTGATGGATTATCGGAAAGAACTATTGATTACTATAGAGTCACTCTTGAAAAGTGGCTTCACTTCTACATCAAAAAAAGCGTTCTCGAGTGGACTAGAGACGATGTAAGAATGCACTTTGCAAGAAGAATGATTGATTATCCTGATGTTTCTAAAGTGACTATAAACAATGACAGGAGAAACTTCTCGTCCTTCTTTACATGGCTCATGGATGAAGGGTATCTAAGAAATGGCAATCCGATGAAAGCCATGAAGAAAATAAAAGTAGATAAAGTGATTAAAGAACCTATTCCTGATGATCAGATTGAAGTTATGCGAGATAAGCTCGCAGAAAAGAAGAGCGCTAATGAAGTAGGAACGAAAATGTGGCTGAAGGTAGTGAGAGATCAAGCAATTTTTGAATTTCTTCTTACGACTGGCTGTCGTATAGGAGAACTGACAACTGCTAAATTAAAAGACTTAGATCTAGAGCGTAAAGAAATTAAAGTCTTCGGCAAAGGTGCTAAAGAAAGAGTATGTTATTTAAACACTTTAAGTGTGCTCAGGATGCAGCAGTGGCTTGATGCTAGAAAAAATATAGAGAATGAATATATATTCGTTGCTGTTGATAAAACTAAAGGAAAACATCAAAGATTGAAAATAAGCGGTGTAGAAATAGCTATCAGAAGACTCGGCAGAGAATGTGGATTCGAAAATATACATCCTCATAGGTTCAGAAGAACTGCAGCAACTACCGCTTTAAGAAAAGGTATGCCAATTGAACAGGTACAGTTGATGTTAGGTCACGAGCAGATTGATACGACTATGATCTATGCGAAGACTGATACCAAGAACGTTAAATACTCACATGATAAATATATGTAATAGTTAAGAAGGGAATGATATAGATGATTTTATTACAGGTATTAGAAAATGTATTTTCTATATTTGCTATTGTCATGCTGATCATTGGAATTTTTATTGTGTTATCTGTGATTGCTGTTGCAATTTTAATTGTTATGTCGGTGATTGTGAATGGCATAGAAGAAGATAAAGAAAATAATAACTGACAAGAAATGACAAGGGAGGTATATAAAATGCGAGGTAAAAGAACAGACACGTACTATGTCTATGATGCATATACAGATGAACTCGTAGGATGTGGCAGCTTAGCAAAAATATCAGAGTTGTTTGAGATTACACCAAGAACGCTTAAAAAATATGCAGAGAATGGCAGTCTATACGCGTCACGTAATACTGATAATCTCCTGAAATTTAAAAGAATAGATGGAATTATTGAAGATGTTGAACCAATAATTAAAGTTGTATCAGGAAAAGTTAAAACTAAACGAAGCAGAAGATTGCTATGTAACTTTGTTGAAGTGTTCGATGTATTTAAAGAGCCAAAAACAGAAGAAGAAAAAGAATACATGAGAACACATTTTTCTATCATTGATTTAAATCGAGTTTATTTTAAACTGCGAACAGCAAAAGAAAATGAGTACCCTTTTAAAATATCATTTTACACAAATAGTAATTCCACCACTTTACTGCATAAAGAATATTATTATTCTAAGAAACTAGCAGAGCAACGTATCAGATATTTACAGAAATTTGTCGCTAAAAGAGAGCTTGGCGATTTTTGGTATGATAATAACTACTATGATGATATCGGAAGAATAGTATATGTTACACGACTAAAAAATGGTAATAATCTGATTCAGTCTCTAGACGGAGTACAGACATCTAAGACAGATCGTGCCCATTATTTAGATTTACTCTCATTTATTCAGCATGAATTCATAAGATAACTACACAGGGCATTGAGTTCTTTATATTTAACTCATAAGAAAATTTAAAATAAGAAAATCTATATGGATTACTCTTAATAGATTTGTTTCTAAAAGCAAGATCCTCACATGGACTTGATGCCCTAACATATTCTTAAAACCTAACAACAACAGCAGTGTCATGGCTTTGCTTCCATCTCTTCACCTTACTTTGCAAAGAATAAGAGTATGAAGCGCTAATTTTGCTATCCAACTAAAAAGTTATGGTGATGCTGGGAGAAGAGAAGACGGAAATTGAAAACCAATAGGAAGAGTAAAGGACTGTTTTCTTCTTCTCCAGAAAGGAGGTTTAATGGGAAATTTTGTTTTATATCGTAATGGAAAAAGAACCGATATAACTGGATCAATAGAAAAGATAAGTCAGTATGTTGATGCTACTCAATTAGCTCTAAAACATAGATGGCAACGTATATATAAACATGAAAGTGTATTTTCAAATGAGATACCTATTAAAATAGGGAGTGCATACGATAATGAGGAATATATGGCAAATGTATTTGCTCATAGAAAAGTACACAAGAAAGAAAAGAAAAGAGCAAGCTATGAAGATAGGCAGTTCTATGTTGTCTATGACATGAATGACAATGTAATTGTTGCAGGCACTGCTGAAGAATGCGCTAATAGGCTATCCATTGGATTAGCTAGTTTCTACTGCAAGGCAAGCAATCAGCACAGCGATAAATACAATGCAAGGCATCCTAGCGCTGCCCCAAGAAAATATTATGTATATACTTTAAAAGATAAGGAGGAGTGAAATTAAATTGTTTTTTATTCTATTTGTATTGGTGATAGTGATTTATTTATTTTTTATTTTTGAATAGGAGGTAACGTATGACAGCCGAAGAAGTCAGAACATATTTAAAATCATATAGGAATCTTAAAGACAAAGCAGACTATCTACAGAATAAGTTAATCAATGTTAAAGCCATCTCATATAGAGACAGTCCGACAGGTTCATATTCAGAGCCCAAGACTCAGAACGATTACATCATGATGAAGGATAGGTGTTTAGAAGAAATGGCTCTCATACGTCAAAATATAGATAAACTAGATGATATCAATCATAGGGATGTACTCTTTTATCGATATATTGAATTAATGAGTATCTATGATACTGCTGATATGCTGCATGTATCGCAGAGAACAGCAGAGAAGTATATACATGATGCAATTGAAAAGATGATTGTTATTTTATCTTAACGTGAATACACGGCTATAAACGTAAAACGGCGCAACATTGCGCTAATTGATGTTATATAATGGTAAAAAGAGGCAAATTAAGCAGAGAGGCATAATAAAGCCTCTTTTTTATTGCTTGATAAGAAAGGGGTGCAGCTATGACAGAAAAGCAGAAACTATTTTGTGATGAGTATCTAAAAGATACTAATGCTACAAGAGCATATCTAACAGTCTATGCCAATTGTAAAAGTGCCACCAGTGCAGCACCTCTTGCTTCAAAGCTTTTAAAAAAAGAAGAGATACAAAAGTATATCTCTGAAAAGATGGAAGAAATCCATAATGAGAACACCGCAGATATTCAAGAAATAGTTGAGTATCTAACATCTGTTATGCGCGCTAAATCAGAGTCTTATGTAATGATCATGAACGGTAACGGTATGCAGAAGGTCATACAGAAGCCTCCGGACGAGAAAGAAAGGCTTAAAGCTGCTGAATTATTAGGCAAGCGTTTTGGTATGTTTACGGAAAATGTAGATGTTACATCGAACGGCAAGACAGTAATCGTGGATGATATAGATGAAAGTTAGTTTAAAGTCCATTATTGGTCCTGCTTTCTATGATGTTCATAAGCATATCAAAAACAATGATTACACGCACTATTGGTTAAAAGGTGGACGAGGTTCTTTAAAATCTTCTTTTATTGGTACTGAAATTCCTTTAGGCATCATGAGGGATGCACAAAAGGGACTGATGAGCAATGCAGTTGTTATCAGACGTGTAAAAGATACATTGAGAGGTTCAGTATATGAACAAATCAAATGGGCTATTTACATGATGAAAGTTGAAAATGAATGGGAGATGCCTGACTCAAAACTGCAGATGACTTACAAGCCAACAGGACAAGTCATCATATTTAAAGGTGCTGACAATCCTAAAAAGTTGAAATCAACAAAGGTGTTTGTAGGTTATATAAAATATGTTTGGTTTGAAGAATGTGATGAGTTTGAAAGTCATGACAAGATCACCAATATCAATCAGTCTTTGCTTCGTGGTGGTCCTGAATATTGTGTGTTCTACTCTTTTAACCCTCCTGAAAGCCAAAGAAATTGGTGCAACAAAGAAGTTTTAGTAAAAAGGGCTGATACATTCGTATCTCACACTACTTATCTTCAAGCACCGAAGGAATGGCTTGGAGAACAGTTTTTAATTGAAGCTGAACATATGAAAAAAGTTAAGCCTGAAAAATACTGTCATGATTATTTAGGTGAAGTTACTGGTACAGGCGGAGAGGTTTTCACAAACCTAGATATACGTGAGATAACCGACGAGGAAATACAGGTATTCGATAGATTAAAAAACGGATTGGACTTTGGCTATGCTGGTGACCCATTAGCATACGTCAAAGCAAACTATGACAAGACGCGCAGGCGTCTTTTTATTTTTGGTGAAGTATATGGAACTAGACTATCAAATGCCAAGGCCGTCAAACTTATCAAGGAGATCAACCCACTCAATAAGCTGGTTACTGCCGATTCAGCTGAACCAAGAACTATTAATGAATTCAAGTTATTAGGTCTCAATATCATCGGTGCAAAGAAAGGCGCTGACAGTGTGGACAATGGAATAAAGTTCCTTCAGGACTTAGACAAGATAATTATAGATCCTGTTAGATGCCCCAATGCTGCACGTGAATTCAATGACTATGAAATTGAGATGGATAGAGACGGCAACCTTAGAGGGGACTTCCCCGACAGAAACAACCACACTATAGATGCGGTTAGATATGCTATAGAAAATGAAATTCTTATGAAGAAGGCAAGAGCAGGAAAGAGGAGATTTTAAAAGATGTATTATACTTTCACGATTCCACGAGAAGAATTCGACGAGACAAACATAGACAGGAGCATGATCCTTCGTCTCATTAGCAAGCATTATAGTATTCGTGCTCCTGAGATATTGAAGAATGTCGGCTACTACTTTGGCAAGCACGCCATCATGAACAGGAAAAAGAAGTTCAAGAACCAGCCGAACAATAAAATCATGGTAAATCATGCTAAAGATATATCAGATACAGCAACGGGCTATTTTCTTTCAAACCCTATCACATTCAAGAAGAATACAGAAGACGGCAATATTGATAAGCTGACAGGTGCATTTGTTGATGCTGAAACAGATGATACAGATTCATGTAATGCTATCAATATGTCACGTGCTGGTGTCGCTTATGAGTATGTTTACTTATGTGAGCATGAAAGCAAGCTTATGACCAAGACACTTGACCCATTGTCAACATTCAAGGTTTTCGATGCTTCAATTGAACAGCATGAATTATTCAGCGTTTATTATTCGATTGAAAAAGATGATTCTACTGACAGGTTCAATATCATCGCAACAGTAACAACTGAGAACTATATCACAAGAATCGGAATCACTTGCAATGAAGAATTCGAAAAAGGCGAGTTTTCAGAACTAGGTGAGCCTTACCAACATTTCTTAGGTGAGGACCCTATCATTGAATATAGAAACAACATGGACTGCATTGGAGACTATGAACAGCAGATATCTCTTATTGATGCATACAATACATTATGCTCTGACAGAATCAACGATAAGGAGCAGTTCATTGACGCAGTGCTTGTTGTCTATGGCGCTCTTTTAGGTGATGACGATGAAGAAGCAACAAAAGCGCTCCAGGCTATCCGTAAGAACGGTGTTATGGAACTTCCTAGTGATGCACGCTCTGAATATCTGACTAGAACATTTGACGAGAACGCGGTGGAAACACTCAAGCGTTCAATAAAGGAAGATATCTATTCACTTTCTCACGTTCCTAATCTGACAGATGAAAACTTTGCTGGCAACAGTTCAGGCATTGCTATTCAATATAAGCTTTTAGCACTTGAGACCCTCACAAAGACAAAAGAGAGATATTACAAGAAAGGGCTTAAGAAGCGTATAAGAATGTTCTGTACTTACCTCAATCTAAAGGCAATTGCTGCTGATCAGTCAATGATTGAGCCTGTATTTACAAGAGGACTCCCACAAAACCGTCTTGAATTATCACAAATCATTGCGAATCTTAAAGGTGTTGTATCAACTAAGACACTTCTTGCACTCCTTGACTTTGTTTCAAACGTTGATGATGAAATGAAAGAAGTCAAAAAAGAACAACAGGAAGCACTTGAAACACAGAAGCAGTTATTTGATACCGAAAATCAGAATACTCCTCCAGAAGATGAAGAAGAAACAGATGATCACAAGGAAGATGGTAATAATGATGATGATGACAAAGACAAGGAATGATAGTGCTCTGTTATGACTAACATCAAAAACATAAAGTACTGGGAAATGCGAGAAGCAAGGAACATGTACAAGGATATGCAGTTAGCTGAGGACTGCGCTAAAGATTTGAGCGTAATCTATAGCAAGGCTGCAATCTACACTGCCAAGCAGATTGAGGGAATATTCAATAGATTCGCTTCAAAACATCATCTGACAAGAGACGAGGCTATTAATCTTCTTTCAGAGGCTGACAGCAGAAATTTCGAAAAACTGCTTGAAGCATACAAGAATAAGACAGGCGCCCAAAAAAGAGAGGTGCTAGCATAATTGGAAGCCCCAGCATATAAGAACCGTATGAAGAGGCTTGACGATATCAACAAGTCAATTAATAAGCTGATTAATGCCATTGCATCCAAGGAAAGAGATGCCATAGGGAAGACAATGCGACAGGTCTATGAAAGCAGTTATCACCATGCAGTATATGAAGCTGCAAGAATGAGCGGTCTAGATCTTCAGACAGGTCCCATTGATGAAGGTGCTCTTGAAACCATTCTGAAAAAGAAATGGTCAGGTCAGAACTATTCCGAAAGAGTATGGAACAATACTCAGAAGGTGGCTGATGCACTAAAAGAGGAGTTCATGATAGGAGCCCTCACAGGAAAGACAGAGAAGGAAATGACCGACTCAATCAACGAACAGTTCCTATCAGGTAGAAATAAAGCTAGAAGACTTGTAAGAACCGAATCATCATACATTCACAATGAGGCGCACTTCCAGGCTTACAAGGATTATGGCATAGAGGAGTATAGATTTGTTGCAACGTTAGACCTTAGAACGTCCCAAATATGCCGTGAGAGGGACGGAAGTGTATACAGGGTTAATGATAAGAAGATAGGTGTAAACGCCCCTCCAATGCACCCATGGTGCCGTTCTACTACTATTATGAATCTTGACGATGAAACTATGCATAGTCTAGAAAGATTTGCTAGAGACCCTGTTACAGGTAAAAAAATGAAAGTTCCAGCGGATGAGACTTATAAAGAGTGGCATAAGAGAATGGTTGAAAAGCATGGTGCAGATGCAATTAACACTGCTGAGAAGTCAGCTAAGAATTATTCTAGTGATAAGAAACAGCAGAAAAAATACATCAGTTCATTGGATAAGGAAAATATGTCGTTATCACAAATAGAATTCCAAAAATCGAAGAATAAAAATAAAGAGGATTCGAAGAATAAAAAGAAAGAAGTATTGAAGAATCTAAAGACACATGTTAAAGATGCATCGGCTTCTATTGGCCAAGATAAAATAGTTCCTGTTAAGAAAGAGGAAAATACCAATACAAAATTAATTGAAAAGAATGATAAAAAATTAGATTTGAACAAAAAGCCAGAAAGAGAAAGGATTATTTCTGAAAATAAAAAGGATAAAATACCTGAAACTACAATAATCGCATTGAATAATGCTGTGAGAATGAATGAAATAGATCCGGATATTTCAAGAAAAGATTTAACACTTCTGTTACCGCGTAAAACGTATATAGGATTAAATCCCTTTACTGGAAGAAAAATATACATATATGATAAAGACTTTTCTTATTTTATAAAAAAACATGTAACCGATGGGTCTCTTGATATACAGGACCTCATGACAGTAAATACCATACTAGATTATGATATGGCATTTATAGCAGAAGATGGTGAGAGTTATTCATTTGTGAAACAAGCGGAACGAAAAAACGGAGCTTATGATATTGTTCTTAAATATATTAATGATGAAGAGGAAATTTTCCATTTCAACTATAAGAGTAAAAAATCTGCAGCTAAGAACATAAAAAGACTTAAAAAGAAAATGAGTTTATTGGATGTGAGAAATAAAAATATATTGACATATTTAGAATTAAATGGTTTAATAGCAGTAGAAAAGGATAACTGATGTAGAAAAATCGGTCTCGTCTAACACGCCTTATACTTTGTTAAGTATTCTGCGGATGAGGGATGCCCATTCTTAGAAATGGTTCGACCGCCCCTCCAGTTATCCTTTTTAATTGATTATCATTACGCAGATCGACTAAAAGAATAGTCGTTTTTTTATTTTATACAATCTCAATGAAGGAGAACAACATGGCAAGAGATGATTATCATGTAATTGTTTATCAGATTCTATCCTATCTGTATATGCAGCTAAAGCAAGGGAAGGATATTGATGCATCACTCATAAGACATGACAGTAAATATCTGCAGATCAACAGAAAGTACTGGACTTATGTCATAGTGAATCTGTTGAATGAGGGATATATCAGTGGGATAGTAATTGACCAGGATATAGATGAAAACATAGAAATATACAACCTTGATAAATGTGAGATTACACCAAAAGGAATAGAATACCTTACTGATAATTCAACTATTGAAAAAGCCAAGCGATTTATGAAAGATTTGAAAGACATATTACCGTTCGTATAAGCCGACTGTTTAGTCGGTTTTTATTTTACTCAATTTCAAGAAAGGAGAATCATATGGCTGAAGGATTGAAACCACATCATCACCAGTACTTTGAGTATGACTGTAAAAGTCATTTTGACAGCCGTAGGCACGTCATTGTTAAGAAGGTGACATATATGTGCATGATATGCGGAAAGCTCTCTCACGAGACATATGAGGAGTACTGTCCGCCTCCCAAGGAAAGAAAACCTAAAGCATTGATGAAATACAGAAGCAGACAGAAGAGCGGTTGATGTTCTTCTTTTTTTCTGTTTGTCCATAACTTGCATATGACATTAAAAGGTGCATGGATATAACAGTCATACGGACTATAAACGGAGGTATTTAATTATGGAATACGTTAAGAATATGATGCCTTTAAACCTTCAGCTTTTTGCGGAAGAAGGGGAAGAGGGGGAAGAAGATACAGGCGATGAAGGGAATCCCGATAATGCGCAGTCAGGTGAACCTGAAGATGGTAAAGCCAAAGTAACAACCCTCACAGAAGACGATGTGGACAGAATCGTCCAGAAGAGACTTGCCCGTGCAAGAAAGAAGTGGGATAAGGATCATACGGAAGCCGAAAGGCTTAAGAAGATGACAGATGATGAAAAGAAGCAGTATGAGGAAGACAAGAGAAAAGAAGACCTTGACAATAGAGAAGCAGCGATTACTCGTAGAGAACTGACTGCAGTTGCCAAGGAACAGCTTAATGCTGCAGGAGTTCCAGCAGACATGGCTGACTTTATTGACTACACTGATGCTGATTCCGTAAATGAATCTGTCAAGAGACTCTCTAAAGCATTCAAGGGAGCGGTTCAGCAGTCTGTTGATGACCGATTAAAAGGGAAAGCACCTTTAGACAAGGCAAAAAACAATGTATTGACTGCCGAAGAAGAGAATGCAAGAAAGGCATTCGCAAATGCACTTAAATTTTAGAAAAGAGGTATAGAACATGGCAATTAACACATTACAGTATTCAACTATTTTTCAGACTGAACTAGATAAACAGATGGAGCATCTCACTCTTACATCATGGATGGATGCCAATGCCGGACAGATTAAGTATGACGGTGGTGCAGAGGTAAAAATCCCTAAGATGTCATTAGTGGGCTTAGGAGACTATAATAGAGATGAAGGATATAAACAGGGTGCCGTCACTCTTGAATATGAAACATTCAAAATGACACAGGACCGTGGAAGAAAGTTCCTTCTTGATGCAATGGATGTAAATGAAACTAACTTTGTGGCATCTGCTGGCACTGTCATGGGAGAATTCCAGCGTTTACATGTTGCCCCTGAAGTAGATGCTTACCGTATTTCTAAGGTTGTTTCTGATGTTACAACAAAGAAATCAGCAAACATCCTAACAACTGCATTGACTGAACAGAATATTCTTTCTGAATTAGAAAAGGCAGCGGATACTATCCGTGATAAAGGATATCAGGGTGATATCATCTGTCATATTACATATGACACTTTAAGATTATTAAAGGAAAAGATGGTAAACAGCAACCTTACATCAGGTAAATTAACTATTGGAAATATCACATTAGACATCTATAAGCTTGATGAAATCACATTCATTCCTACACCAAAGAACAGAATGTATTCAGCTATCAAGGTTGATGCTGGAGCAACAAAAGACGCAGGTGGATATACGAAAGGTGAAACTGCTAAGAATGTAAACTTCTTAATGGCGCCAATCAATAGTGTTATCGGTGTTACTAAACAGGACAAGACAAGAGTATTTGACCCTGATACTAATCAGGATGCAAATGCTTGGCAGATTGACTATAGAAGATATCATGACTGCTGGGAAAAGGACAACATGCTTGACCTAATCATTGCTAACGTCTCAGCTGATGCATAATGATCATTGTAAAAAGAATCAACGTTGAAAGGGCCATCCATGAGGATGACCTTCAGCGTTATACAGAACAGGGATATCGTGTCATTGAAGACAAGAAGAATGATGAAGATACTCCTGTAGAAAACAATGAAGTGACGGACCTCAACGATATGACTGTTGACCAGTTAAAGACTATTGCAAAGGAAAAGGGCGTTAGCGGATATTCTTGTCTTGTTAAAAAGGAATTGGTCGCAGTTCTCACTAAGATGCAGGAGGAGTAATCTATGGATCTAGTTGAGATTGTTGCTGAAAGAACAGGAACGAGTCAGGGGCGTGCAAAAATCTATGTTGAAATGGCAAAACAGCGTGCTCTTGCACATACAAACCGCACTGTATACATCACTGCAATGGATTTCTGTGTGGCTGATCTAGCATGTGCCATGTACTTCAGAGAGGGCATGGTCGGAGAATCATCACATTCAGAAGGTGGCATCACATCTACTTTTCAGTCTTCCACTTATGAAGATATTCTCTCAACTCTCAACAACTTGAGACTGATTCGCGCAGGAGGAATCGTTCACGAAAAGAAGCCGGAGGGGAACCAATGAGACTTTCAGCGCTTAAGAACTATCCTGTATATGAGCCTGTCATCGAAAAAGATGGTGAAGGTGTCACTACTGAAAAGTGGATTAAGAGAAAATCAATGTTTCTTGAGATATGGCCTGCATCCGGTAAGTTACAGGCTGAAATGTACGGAGAGAGACTGAACTACATTCTTAATATGATTCTTCCAAAGAATAAGGATGATGATTTCAGACCCACTGAAAAGTGGGGTGTGAATGTCTATAATCAGTCAATCGATGAACCGGATTACAGAATCATCAGCATGAAGGAATATAACAGGCACTATCTCTATGAACTGGAGAAGATTATTAAATGAGTCTTAAGGGTGCTAATGAATTATTTAGAAAGCTTCGTGCTATAGATGCCGTTCTTGAGAATCCTGAACAGGTTCTTGGAAAGGCTGCGGAAACAATCAGAAGTGGTTGCGTTCTTGAATGCCCTGTAAATAATGGTGAATTAAGAAATTCCATTAAGACAAGAGTTGAAGGCGACAAGGGATATGTTTATACAAATAAGGCATATGCTCAATATGTTGAATTCGGAACAGGTCGAAAAGGTGCAGCAGACCATGCTGGAATATCTCCATATGCACATCCTTCTTATACTATGGAACCTTGGTGGATTCCTGAAGAGAAGCTATCAGAAGAAGCAATAAATAACTATCATTGGGTAGTTATTGAGGTTGATGGAAAGAGATATTACAGGTCGGATGGACAGCCTGCACAGCCATTCATGTACCAGGGAGCAAAGAAGACTGAAAAGAAAGCAGTAAAAGATGCTGGTATATTAATCAGCCAGTTAATTGAAAAGGATTAAAAGCATATGAACAACATTAAAGACAAAGTATATAAGGCTCTGACAGATGAAGGCCTTGAAGTCACTGATATCTATCCAAAAGACTGGGCTAAGCTTCCAGCAGTTCAGTATGTTGAGGAAGATAACAGCGTGGCAGAATGGACGGATGACAAGGAGCAGACATCACATGTCCTTTACAGAATCGAAATCTGGGATACTAAGAGTACATCGGGTACAGCCTTGAAAGTTGATAAGGCATTATCAGCAATGGGGCTAAAGAGAGTATTATGCAAAGATATTGATGATGCATCAGGACTTAGACACAAGAAAATGAATTATGAAGCATATTATGATAGTGATTACATCTATCATGGTATGTAACTGATAAGGAGGAATTATATAATGCTAGCAAATGGTGCTAAATTATCTTATGACAAGACAAACAAGGGTACTTCTTTTACTGAACTTCCAGGGTTGAAGAAGATTCCTGAAATGGGCGTTGAAAAAGAAAAGGTTGAAAACTCTTCACTTGATGACACAGTTAAAATCTATGAATTAGGTATCGGAGATCCTGGAGACCTTGAATATACATTCAAGTATGATAACAGCAAAGCAACATCTTCATACAGATTAATGAGGGAACTAGAAAAAACAGGAGCTACTGCAATGTTCAAGGAAACATTGAAGGACGGCACTACAACTACATTCTCAGGACAGGTCACTGTTAAAAGAGCGGGCGGTGGTGTCAATGATGCTATTGAATTTACTATTGCAATCGCATTACAGTCTGAACTCACTATTACTGATCCAGGAGAAGCAGTAGCGCAATCTGAGGAAACTGCATCTGAAGCAGTAGCAGAATAGAAAGGAAGATATAGATAAATGGCAGAAAAAGCAAAAAGAAAACCGTTCATTATTTGGAAAATCGGTGAAGAAGAATACAAATTAAAACTAACAACAGGAGAAATCTCTAGACTAGAACAGATGTATGGTGGAAGTCTTATCAACCTTCTTAATACAGAAACAGGCATGACACCATTATGCACTATGCTGGACATCACACACGGTGGTCTTCAGAAATTCAACAGCAACATCGACAGAAGCGATGTGAATGATATGTTTGATAGATACATCGATGAAGGTGGCTCACAGACAGAGTTCCTTAGTGATGTTCTTATTCCATTGTTCCAGGTATCGGGTTTTTTCTCTGGGGCTCTCGAAACGAAAATGGAAAAGGAAATGGCGGAAGCCAAGAAGAATCTCTAGAAGATATCCTGATTACAGATTACATATACAAGGCGGTCTATGATCCAGCGCTTGATGCTGGAGTAGACCCCTTTTCATTTTGGAATTATTCGTTAGATGAGCTATACGATATTATTTCAGCATATGAAAGAAAGAAAAAAGAAATGGTGCGACAGGAAGCGATATCTCTTCAGATACAGGCCCTTCAGATAAGGGATTGTATTTCTGCTGTCCTTAATGGCAAGGATGATTCATTCACTCCTGCACAATTGTGGGACTTCTATCCTTCACTTTTTGAAGAGGATAGGAAAGAGTTTGAAAAAGAGAAGGAAAGAAAAGAGATTGCAAACGCTAGATCTTCTCGTATTGCCTTCAGTAGAAGACATAATGAAGCACTAAGAAAAAGAAAGGCGGTGATGCAGAATGACGGTAGAGGAACTGCAGATAGTAATATCTGCTCAGACGAAATCAGCGAAATCAGAACTGAACAGCGTGAAGAATGAAGTCACCGGCCTAAAGAATCATGTTGATAAGGTCACAGGATCAATTGGAAATTCATTCAAGAGTATTCGCAATATTGTGGCGGGTCTTGGTATTGCTTCTCTGATTAAATCAACGATATTAGGGAATGTTGATGCTGCAATCAAGAGAGTTGATACTCTTAGCAATTATAGCCGTGTGATGTCGAATCTAGGCGTTGGAAGCGTTCAAGCGAATGCATCTGTACAGAAACTAAGCAATAAGCTTATTGGGCTTCCGACAACTCTAGACGATGCATCAGGCGCAGTACAGAGATTTACATCAGTGAACAGTAACATCTCTAGATCAACAGATATGTTCCTTGCACTAAATAATGCTATTCTAGCCGGTGGTGCAAGCTCTGAGATACAGAAATCAGCACTAGAACAGTTATCACAGTCATACGCTAAGGGTAAACCCGATATGTTTGAATGGCGTTCAGCAATGACTGCAATGCCTGCACAGATGAAACAGGTGGCTGAGGCCATGGGTTTTGTTAATGCTTCAGCACTAGGCGAGGCATTAAGAAACGGAACGGTATCAATGGACCAGTTCATGGATACAATTATGAAGTTAAATACACAGGGCATTAACGGCTATCAGTCATTTGAGGAACAGGCAAGAAATGCGACAGGTGGAATTGCTACATCAATCGCTAATATGAGAACAGCTATTGTTAGATGTATGTCAGATGTAATGAACACAATTGGACAGTCTAATATTGCTGGATTCTTTACTAATATTGCAAAGGCAATTAATTCATGCGTCCCGTATGTTGTTGCATTCACTAAAGTTGTTATGGTCGCCGTTGGGTATCTGACGGCACTGTTTGGTGGCAAGTCAAAGAAGTTGAGTTCTTCTTTTGGTGGAGTGTCAAAAAATGCTAAGAAGGCAGCAGGAAACACAGGGGCTCTTGCAAAGAATATGAACAATGCTTCCGATAGTTCGCAGAAGCTTTCTAAAGGCGCAAGCGGAACAGGAAGCGGATTAAAAAAGGCAGCAGGTAATGCTTCTAAACTCAAGAAGGAATTGAAAGGAGCTCTTGCTGGATTCGATGCAATCAATAACATCAATTCAAGCAATAGTTCAAGTGATCCGTCTTCAGGTGACTCAGGTGGCTCAGGCGGTGCTGGTGGTTCCGGTGGTGATATCGGCGGATTCAGCATGGATGACAGTGGTGCAAAAGAACAGAAAGGACTTCTTGAAGAAGTAGACAAGCAGTTAGAAGAAATCAAGAAGAAGGTTGCGGAATTCTTCCAGCCATTAAAGCAGTCATGGGATAAGTTTGGTGCGCCGATGATTGCAGCTGCAGTATATGCATTTAATGGTGTCAAGAATCTTCTTATGGAAATCGGCAAGTCAATGTATACAGTGTGGGAAAATGGCACAGGTGCAAAGACTGTCGAACTGATCTTGAAGATATTCACTAACATCTTCAAGATAATTGGCAATATCTCTCAAGGACTGGCCGATGCATGGAACACGGCAGGCCTAGGTGATTCAATCATCCAGCATTTATGGAATATATTTAACTCTATATTGAAGATTATCAATGAGATTCTGAAAATTGTGAGAGATGTTACTAAGGCGATTGACTGGACTGCTGTATTAGGTGCAGTGGATGTGGTTCTTATTATCATTGATGGGTTATTCTCTTTCATAGCAGATAATGTAGGTCGTATTCTTGGCATACTCTCAGTTATTGCGGGATTATCATTATTTTCTACTCTTGCTGGAATTCTTGGTACTGTTATCACACAGATACAGCTTGCAGTAGGAGTATTTTCAGGTTGGGCATCACTTGCAACTGCATTGAGTGGTGCATTTGGAATTCTTCCACAGATATTCGCATCTATTGTAATGGCTGTGAATCCTGTAAATGTCATCATAGGGGCAGTCATTGCTACAGTGGTAGACTTATGGCAGAAGAGTAAGAGTTTCAGAGATGATATAGTAAGCATTCTAGGAAATATCGCCACTATTGTTCAGAAGGTATTTCTAAATATTGTGGCACCTATCATTGATACAGTTGGTAAAATCATCATGGATTTTGTGGGCGATGTTCTCAAGCCGTTATGGAACGCATGGGAGAATGTATTCCAGAGCATAATGGGATTATTAAGTGATTTTCTAAAGTTCGCCACACCTATATTCAGTACGATTCTTGATATTCTAGGACCTGTATTCGAATTGGCCTTAACACTATTGAGAGGTGTATTTGATATGGTATTTGCTGCAATTAGGGGAATTATTGAACGCGCAGACAAAACAATATGCGAAAGAGTCAACAATATCAGAGAATTCTTCCGTAATCTAGGTGAATGGATGGAAGGAACTTTCGGTTTCAAATGGAAGAATGTGTTTGAAACGGTTAAGAATGCCGTCAAGGCGTTCAGAGACTACATGGGTCCAATCATCAATTCCGTACAGGTTATTTTCTTGGGTCTTACTAGCTTTATCAGTGGTGTATTCTCAGGCAACTGGAGAAGAGCATGGTTTGGTGTCAGACAGATATTTGAGGGTATTGTTTCCGGATTAGGAGCCATCTTCAAGGCTCCATTGAATTTCATGATTGATGGAATCAACAAATTCTTAAGCGGTATAGGCAAGGTAAAGATTCCTGACTGGGTTCCTGGAGTCGGTGGAAAAGGATTCTCAATCCCTAAGATTCCTAGACTAGCAAAAGGTGGTATCGTAAGTGCATCCACTATCGCCAATATTGGTGAAGCAGGAACAGAAGCAGTAATACCATTACAGAGAAACACACAGGGACTCGATATGATTGCTGAAAAGATTTCAGAAAGATTATCACTCCTTCAGAATGACGGCACAGGCGCTACCTATGTCATTAAATTAGTGCTTGATGATGGCAGAGTGATCACTAAGATGGTGATTGACAATATCAAGGACTATGAAGCACGCACAGGCAAGCCTGTATTTGACTATTAGGAGGTGGAATAAATGGCAGATGAAGCGAAAATCAAGATAAACGGAACACTTATTCCGACTCCTTCAGAGATTAGCGTAGAAATCAATGATCTAGATTCGGATAGTGTCAGACCTGTATCAACAGGCATATTAAGAAGAAATAGAATACGTTCTAACATGCTTAAGATTACATGTACATATAAGTTGAATACATTCACAGATGTAATGAATATTTTGAAGGTACTCACTCCGGCAGAGTTCACAGCAGAACTCTACATTCCTGATCATGGTATCAGAGGAACCAAGAAGATGTATGCTTCAAATAAGAAGTACAATTATAAGAGAGTGCAGTCTGGTCTAAAGGCAGATTCATTCTCTTTCTCTCTGATTGAGGTGTGATCATATGCTTATAAAGTATGGAGAGACAAATGTAACGGACAGACTTCTTGATTATAAGATGTCTGTCTCTTTTGCTGACTGCCGTATGATAGGCAACGTGCCATCAATTGAACTGACAATGAAGTTCG